CATAAGTTCGCGGAGTGCCAAAGGCATATCGCCTGATCGCAATCCATTGCCCGATCTGATCGATTTTCCGCTCGTACTGGTCGAGCAATTGATCCGTACGGCTCATGCGAGTTGATAGTCCGCCATCAGAGCCTCGCATTGAAAGTGACAAAGGTGCCGACAGCTGTCAGCGTTGTTGCATTGCCAGCAACCAGACCAGAAGCAACAGTAATGATATTATAGCCGGTTGTTGTCGTTGCTCCACTGAAGACAGCAAAATTTGTCACCGCAACGTTGCTACTAGCCGCATTCATCACATTGAGACCCGTCAGGGTAGTAACACCAAGGGTCGGTGCCACGCGCTTTTCATAAAATCGATAGCTTATTACCGCACCCGTTGCCGCATAACACTGTCCGGTTCCGACTGCGCTGGCTTGCTTTTCATAATAGCGCTGGCACAACGCCAACTCGCTGGCGTAGTCCGGCACTTGGAACGGCGGCGCGACGGTGCCTTCGGTGAGGCTGACGTCGAACAGTTCGAAGACGTTGCCAGCGGTGGCCATAAAGTTGAACTGGTTAATCGTGCCTAGCGCATTCCATGCATTCCAAAAACCAGCCGATTGCTGGTAAGTCGTGCCTGCCATTAAGGTCCAGTTAATTTGCATTCCAATCGTATTGTCTATCGCCCACGTTCCAGATTGGTCGAGCGAGATCGTGACAGATTTTACTGTGTCGGTGTTAGCTTCTCCTGCTGTAACGACATACTCAGCAACGTAACTGCGAACACCGCCAGCACTTTGAAGTGACACGCAATAAGTACCGGCGGGAGCTTTGACGCCAAATTGAAGAGTAACGGTCTTGGCTAAAGCCGATCCACTGCGCAAATCCGCAATTCGCAAACCTTCAACCTTTTGGCTAATCATGGCGTAATCGCCAACTGCCACAGCCGCGTCAGCAGCCGTCGCCGTATAACGAAAACGATTTGGTGAACCACCCGGTGTTACGCTTGCAACTTGTGCCGCAGTATTAGTTCCAGCATTAGAATAGGCCATAAAAAACTGATCAACCGGATGGTAACCAGTAACAGTTCCCGCCGTGGTGCCGTTCTCCTGACTGGCTTGCATGCCGCTGTTAACGACATAGTTTTTCTTGGTCACCGCGATGTTGCTGCGCGCCTGCGCCATCTGGTTCGCCGTCAAACCTTGCGCCGTGTCGTAGCGCACCACCTGGGTCAGTGCCGCGCGCGTCGTATCAGTCGGATGGACGTGATCACCGCGCGTGTACAGCAGCGACGTCCCCGGCGCCGCGGTGCCGTTGACCAGCGGATTGGTATCGCTCGGCGTCTGCGGATCGCCCTTCGGTCCCTGCAAGCCAGGCGCTCCTTGCGCTCCTTGCGGTCCCTGAAATCCCTGCGGTCCTTGCGGTCCTTGCGGTCCAGGAACGGTGGAATCGGCGCCGGCCGGTCCTGTATCACCCTGCGGGCCAGCAGGTCCCTGCGGTCCAGTCGGCCCCGGAGGCCCGACAGAACCACCTTCACCACTTGCGCCGCCGCCACCTCCACCGCCTGCCGGAACTGCAAGTTCCTTCCAGTCAGCATCGCAACGAACATATTCCTTGCCGTCGATGGGGGCTTCTTCCACCTCTCCGGGTGGCCCGCGGTCGCCTTTCGGTCCAACCGGCCCTGGATCGCCTTTCGGTCCCTGCGATTTAACGATCGCGGGCGGCAGCATCCTGGCCAGAGTATCGTCTTGCACATCGATAACAATGGCGCGGCTCTTGGTCAGCGCGATGTCGATGATGCAGGTCATTTAACAGCCGCCAGTTTTCTTGCGGACTGGATTGATACTGCATCCGTTGCGCAAAACGGCCCCGTCAGCACGGTGTTGACCTCGCCGGTGGGATAAATCAGTTTCAAGTCCCACACGCCCCTAGTCGGCAGATCGCGGCTGTGGGCCGATGTCAACACCATCTCGATGATGTTCGCCACAATAATGGTGCACGAAAGCGGCAACGAAAAGTTGCCATTGATCTCATCGCGCAAAACGGCTTCGACCGTCACGCCGGTTAGGTCAGCAGCTTGTGTTTTGTGCTTGTCGGCCCACAGTTTGATTTGCCAACGGCCGGTAACGCCGCGGTAAAAGTTAAGACAATGGTCGGCTGGAATCATATTTCGATCACCCGATAAATCGATAGCAGGTTTTGCAAGGCGTTATCCAACATCTTGTTGACATCCGCGTTGACCATGTAGCGGGTCGAGCCGACGCCCTCTTCGACCTCTTGGGTGATGTACGGATTGCGTGTTGCCATGTCGCAGAAATCGCCGGTCATCAGAGCAATCGCGGTGCGGATCGGCTCAGGAACGTCCGAACCGGCATTGCCATAGCCCGCCACGAACTCAATTGTAATGCCGTCAACCCCCGTGACCGCAGGCCATGCTGTCAACGGCACGATGTAGGGCCGCGGAGCCTGCACCAATTGGTAATCGATGCCTTGTATCAATCCCACGGGATCGCCATACCGAAGGTATTTGACGGTGACCGATTGCAATGGCGGCAACGGAATAAAGATTCGGCCGCCATCGCACGTCGGAAACTCGTCCAATCCGCCGCGCCAGGTCTGGGTAATCAGCGCGCGGCCGAGCCAACCATCGGCTCCATCAATAGTCTGCCGGGCAGCGGTGATAAATGCCTGAACCACTTCATCCGAAACATTACTACCAACGTTTGAGCGCGCGCGCGCTTCCGCCACCGTCAAGGGTTCGACCGCGGGGCCATCGACCAGCACCAGCCGCAAATGCGGCGGGTCAGCGGACCAGCTTGGCCAGGACTGGGTATAAGTCACACGTCACCTCACTGCCATCGCTGGTGACGAGCCGGATCAACCCGTCATTATCGGCCTCCATCCGCACGATCACCGGCGCATCCTTGCCGGGCGGGCCGGCGGGGCCTACCGGTCCCTTGTCGCCCGGTTTGCCTTGCTTGCCCTGGCTCGCCATCAACTGCCAGCCATCGCCAGGACAGGCGCCGGGCTCGTTGCGTTTCGCAACAAAAGCGCCACCATTAAGCACGACAACGTTCAATGCTTCATAATGGGCATTCGCATCCCAGGTACCGCGAACCTGCAGCGAGGCTCCGTCCCTCCCGTCTCGCCCCGAGCGCGCCAGGCAGATCCAGTCTTCGTGCGGCGCCGATCGTCCCGTATCGCGCTGCGCCTGCCAAGTACTGCCGTCATGGGTGACGATATCGCCCTCGTAATGAATCCCGTCATTCCAGACGCGCACCAGAGGCAGTTTGCCGGGCGCTCCAGGCGGCCCAAGCGCACCCATCGGGCCGGGGGGCCCTTCCATGCCCTTCTCGCCGGGAGGCCCTTGTATGGTCTCGCCTGGCGGTCCTTGCGGCCCTTGCGGGCCGATATCTCCGGGTGGCCCCGGCACGGTAGAACCCGCACCTTCCGGACCCGGAGGACCTTCCGGACCCGGAGGACCATCCTTAAGGCTCGCGGCCTTCTGATCGAACATCGCTATTCGCAGTTCAAATTCGGCTGTCTTGCGATTGAGTTCGGCGACTGCGGCGATCACTCGCAAATTGATTTCCCGTTCGATCCGACCGGCGAAGGCACCTAACTCCCTGGCCAGCAAATCAAACGACGATTCGGGAATGGGCATCTGCCTCTGTCCTGAAAATGAGCAACATCTTCTGGGCGGCGTCGGGTTGCGGCGGCGTATCGGTGGTTGGCGGCGGCGGTTTATTCGCGTTCGGGTCCGGCGGCTGCATCTCGGCCCCATAGCTCATGGGGACCATCTGCTGCTGCATCCGCACCATTTCACCGACACCACCCGGCGACTTGGGCAATTCGAGCTGCGCCCTGGCCTCGTCAGACGCGATGACGCCGCCCATGACGCCCGCAGCAAGCCCCTCGATCCGCTCCTTGAATGCACTGCGCAATAATGCCTCGGTATTAAACTCGACATATTCTTCGGGCTGACCCTTAAGCCTGAACAGCAACCCGAACGCCTCCTCGATATGATTGAGCGCAAACCCGAGCCCCTGCGATTTCCAGGACTGCATCAAGGCTTCGGTCGACGCGAATGGAGTGCCTCCGATGCCGAGCACTTGCAGCGGCATTCGGAACGCCAGTGCAATGCTCTGGTCGGTCATTTTCAGAATGTCGGCGACCTGACCATCCTTGGCGGTCGTCGTCACTGGATTAGCTTTTAGGCCCCAAGCCAGAATCGGAGTGCCGCCTGCATTGTCGCCTTGGGTCTGATCATTCCAGTAATGGCGCAGTTCCTTCATCTGATCCTTGTTGAGCTTTTCCGGCGTCTCCAACAGAAACGACGGCCGCGCCTGATTGATGTAGAACGCAATCTGCTGATCGATGACCGCACCCGACATCACCAATCCCATGGCGGTAGACAGGATGGGACTGACGCCGATCAACGGATGTTTCGGCGTATGCAAGCGGACGTGCAAAATGTCCCGCGCCGGGATCGGCGAGGTGAAATCATATCGCCGTTCGGCGATTTCGTTACCCATCACGCCGTAAAAGATCGAGCCATCGGCCGCTATCGTGGCGATGCCGTGCCGCATCAGATGCATACTATCGACTTCGCCGCGGTTGTTGCGAACGACGTAAGCAAACGTTTCGCCTATGGAATAAAGGCTGCGCACTAGGTTTAACAGGAAATCAGAAATGCTCTGGTAGTCGTTGGGCTGGCGCAGGATACGACAGAGATCGGAATTGGTGACCCGTTCCCGGCCGCCGTTACCCAGACTGCGCCAGTGGTCGCCTGGACACTGGGCAACAGTCTGCGCGTAGGCGGAGACGCACGCCTCGACCATGGCGCTGTTTTCGCCAATCGGCCGCGGCGATAGCCCAGTCTGCCAGTAATTGATCGGCGCGCCGGCGGGCAGCCAACCGTTGCCCTCACGGCCACCGTAGTTGATCATGTACGGACCAGGCCGAAATTGGCCCTCTCCCTTTTGCAGGAGAGGGCTGAATATCTTCGACAGCAAGCCTGCCATTCAGGTTGGCTTGCGTTCCGCCGCATGAGTAGCGGCAGGCTGACTTGCCGTCGCGCTGCGGGTCGCATAGGTCCCGCCTGACGGTTTACCCGCCTCGGATTGTTTGTTTCTCACCATCCGAAGCTCCGGTTCTGGCCCACTGCCATCTGGCTCATGGGTTTCAAGTGGCACGCCGAGCGCGGCGAGATCATTTTCTTCCTGAGTCGGCGTCGGTTTAACCTGAACAGCCTGGGTCTCCTCGACCGACCTCTGCTTGGCCTCGGCACCCTTCTTCTGTTGCTCTCTGGCGTGTTGCTCCTTCGCCTTGGCCTGTTCAGCAGTGGCCTGCTGGTCCTGATGTTGCGTTGTTGCATCTACCATCTTGAATTCCTTCCTTAGACGATTTGCTGATCGAAGTTACCACGTCACGGCCGAGGTCCAAGCAAGGCTCGCCCTTCTCATGAGCCAATCCATCGGCAGCACCATACGCAAAGCGATGCAATCTGTCTGGAACATGGACTGCGAAGGCGCCGCTACGGTTGCAGGCGAGCCTGCGGTGCCGATGTTCAGCGGAGTCGTGTCTTCCATGTGGAGCGTGGCAGAATCGGACACGTCAAACTTCGGCGTATCATCAGTAGCCGAGACGAAATCCGCCGCGTCCATGAAGATCACGACGCCTGCAGGCACTGTTCCGGAATCGATCACCGGATAGCCCAGCAACATGTCGTTTTCCATTTGCGCCGCGAACGGAAACAATGGTGTCGCCGATGTCGGCTGAACGAATCCGATACTCACTTTCTGCACCGGATTCATCAGCCAAACGGGATTGCGGAGATTGTTATTGGTCGCGGTATTGACCGCCCCAATAAGCTGCTTGAGATCGCCGACAAGAGCGGCAAATCCGCCGCCAGTCGTCGCCGTCAAACCAGAGATGCCGTTACGCAAACCAGCCGGACGAACCGTGGTCTTGGCATTCGTATCAAGCAGAACCGAATCGATTGCCACCGAAGTGTCCTGCTGGATAGCTTCCCTGATCAACGCACTGACCTGTGGAATGCTATGGAGATCCATCTCCCTGGTCCAAGTGCTGATAACCTTCATATTTTTTGGCAGCAGTTGCTGCGTGGTGAACAGCCCTTGACGGACAGGGATCGGCTGTCCCTCGCCCACGAACGAGCCGGCAATGGTCGGCGTAATCGCGCGCGTTGGAATGTTGATGGCGCCATAACGACCGAATGTCAGTCGCAAGCCCATTGGGGACAGCGGCCCATAGACCGATTCCGGAAACAAGGTCGGCATCATCTCGGCGAATGTCGGTTGCACCAATTCGGCAGCCCAGCCGGTGACCGTCGTATTAGCCGCAGCGGATGCCGCCTTGGTGGCAAGGCTGAAACCTGCCTTGGTGATTTCGTCATTACCGAACACCTTCTCGAGAACCATCTCGGGGTGCATTCGCATGGCATGCGCCACCACACCGATTGCCGCGCAACGCGACCACAGATCCAGGCCATTGACTTCCGGCTGACCGAGCGGCCTGCGGTTGATCGCGGGCGCCGTAATTGTGCTGGGCGCAACCACTTTCAGGTTGTTGCCTGATGCATAACTGGCCGGCGGCGTGTAGGTCGCCATTGCCGTACTGGTTGAAATGCCGGTCGAGAGCCCCATCCTGGTCTCAGCCGCCTTCATCACCGAAAGTGCCCGCTCGAAACCGTCAATCTCGGTATTCAGTTTCTCGGCGGTGTCGACATCGAATACTTCGGCACCGTTAAGCGCGGCGAGTTGATCGCGCCTATCGTTGAGTTCATGTTGCGTATGCTCGATACGCTGCGAGGGAGTAATGGTCGTCATGGTCGTGTGACCTTTGATATGATCTTTCATGACGGCGTGCTTGCCGATGGGTACTAGCTTTTCCTGACCCGGTTCGGCTTGCTCGCCAAAGGTCAGGGAAAGAATTCGATCTGGAATCTTGAGCGACCTTGCGATCGCCACAGCATTCGGGTTAGCCGGCACGCTGACAATGCTGCACTCCAGCAGCGCCTGGCGCTTGAAGCGGAACGGCCCATAAACCGGGCTCGCTTTGTCGTTCAGCGGCTCTTGCTCCTTCGGCTCGAAACCGACCGATGTCGCGCGCAGCACGTTCTGCTCGATCATCTTGCGGACGCTGTCGGCAAGTTCTGATGTACCGGGCTGAAGCGGCATGAACCGGCCGATCAGCCTGTTGCCCTGCACACGGACATCGGCCCATGAGCCGATCACCTGGT